TATCAATTGGGAATATCTTTTGTGCTCCGAATGCCATTATTTTTTATTCATTAAGCCCATAATCATATCTAGACCTACATTACCTTCTGGTAATTTAGAACCTTCACCTGAAGTATTCATACCAGGAGCTACTTGTAAAGTATTAGCAGTTACACCCATTCCTCTAGCGTCCATTGAGTTAAATGAAAGAGTATCTTGACCTCTTCTCATATCACCCATAATACTTTCCATCATAGCACGTTTTTCTGCTGTGGATTTTTGTGGGGCTTGTGTTGTAGTTACTGTTCCATAACCACCTACTCCAACTGGGGTTTCAATGATTGGAGCTTTAGGAGCACGAACTGCTTCCAAAAGGATATCTTTTAGTTCCTCTTGGATAGCTTCTCTTACTGCGTCTTTGATAAATGATTTTAATTCACTTGGTTTCATCTGTTATAAATATTGAATTTAGTAAGCTTTTAAATTATCTCTGTCAATAATTAGCTTAAGTTCATCGATTAATGTTTGATCATTTGCTGTAAATGATAAAGGTGTTTCTAATAAAGCAATACCTGACTGATTGTATGCTACTGCTTTTTTACGAGTGACAGTAGGACTAAAAGGTACTTCCTCTATTTTAAATATAAATCCCTGATAAGTTGAATTATCTATAGATTGTTCACTATCAGTTACAATTTTTACTAGATTATCAGATACTGAAGTTAATGTTTGGTTTTCACCAAGACAAGGGACTAATAAAGCATCTATGCTATTTAAGATTTGAAGCGTTTTCTTTACAAAAGAAGAAACTATAGCTAAAGATATATTTAAAGTATCTAATCCATTTTTTATTTTAGATAATTTAGATTCTCCTAAAGAATCAAATGTTAAATTATCAGCTAAATCTCCTAAATCACTTAAAAGAGCAGTAACAAATCCAGGAGCAGTAGGTAAGATTTTAACAGCTCCTGAAGCTGAGGTTTTACTTAAATTAATACCTTGAACAGTAGTTAAAAGAGCATTAAATGCGACATTAGTTCCTGTATAAGTAGTAGTAGCAATATCTAAAAAATTATTAAATTTATTTAAAAAATCTACAATGTTATTTCTTTTATCTAAAACAGTTTGTAATAAAGCAGGTTCAAGACAAGTTCCATCTGTAGGAAGTTGTTTTAGAAGATTCTCTAAAGGTATCTGTATTAGTTTTTCATTCTCAGCTACTTTCTTTATTAAAAGTAAAGATAATGTCTGGACAACTGTTTGATTGCCCTGTATTGCTCCTCTAATACTATCTATATCAATCCCAGCCATTATAAAGTCTTACTTATATTTGATTTAGTTGTGGTTTCTAATTGAACCTTTAAGGTGGTTAAATAAGTTATAAACTGAGCCGCTGCTGTTGTAACTGTGGGAAGTGGAGCATTTACTAAAGCTGCACTTAAAAGGGATAATTGATCTACCAATTGAGTTAAAAGAGTTATAGTAGTATCACCGTAAAGTAGTGGTTGTACCGCGTTAACTCCACCTAATAACACGCTATTGGATTGGATCACCGACTGTGGTGAATCAACACTGAAGCCGTTTAAAGCGTTGATATTTACAGTTTTGGTTGATGATAAAAGTAAATGATCTTCTGTAGTATTGAATACTAAACGACCTGAATTTAAAATAAGTTGTCTACCAGCATACTCATTAGGGGCTGATGGGGGATTAGAAGAATAACTAGAATAAGAAGTACTAGCTGCTTTTAAAGGAATTTTTTGAGTACTAGTAAGATAAACAGAAGTATCATCATTATTGATATCTTCTACAGTTGGTATCCAACCCTCATCTGTTTGATTACCTTGACCATTACGAATAATAGTGATTGGGTCTCCATTTTGGCCTGTTGAAGACCAAGTGTTAGCTGAACCAGTAACTGTAGAACCAAAACGGACTGAATTGCCCCATCTACCTTCTAATATAACATCTCCTTCAAAAGGAAGGAGTGGATGAATATTTTCTTTTTCAACAAATGTTTTACCTAAAAAGATTTGAGTAGATTGATCAGTAACAGTTCTAACACTACCTAATTGGGTTTGTATATAATCCTTTTGTTGAGAAGGAGGCAAAATATTATCATTCTGAGGGAAAGCATTATGGTGTGGGTGGTTCCATAACGCTACTAGAGTTGTATAATAAGGTATAGCTGAACTAGCAAACTGTCCAATATCAGTGTTAGGTAAATTTGATATTAAAACTATCTCATTTAGTATAGGATAGTTCTTTAAATTAGGACTAGCAGGTTTAGCAATAGGGAGTATGGCATTAGCTGGGGTAGGTTTATCAACTAAAGTATATTCAATAGTACCTAAACCATTCCATTCACCTAATTCTTTAAAACGAGGGTGAGTAGCATCTAAAACTATACTAACAACTCTTCCTAAAGTTTCTTTAGTCTTAGGTGATTTACCTACAGGATTACTAAGTACATTAGCTGCAGCTGAATTCCCTCTATCAGTCCTAGCCATTACTCCTCAGATTTAAACTTGTTTATTTCATCAAGTAATTGTTGTTTTTCTTCATCTGAAATTCCTAAACCAGCATCAGTTGCTTCACTGTTCATTGCACGTTGTGCTAGGGCAGCCATCTTAATTAATAGGTCATCATTTTTGATGCCCATTTCTAGGTATTCTTTAATTAAGGGAACTAAGAGAGTAGCATCACCTATTTCTTCAATCATAGGTTTTAGTTCATTGATAAGAGCATTTATTTGCTTATCTTTTTTCTTTTGATTGTCATAGATTTCCTCCAATAAATCAGAGAATTTCTTTTTACCAAATACGGTTTTATCAAACTGGCTCATGGTTATAAATATATTTATTTAAACTCTACATAACCGTGTTCTAAATAATGTATATAGTTAGATTTAAATATATCGTATAGCTGGTTAGCTATCTTGGTTATTTTAGGGGTTTTAGCATCTACTTGTTCACGAATGTAGATATATAATGCTTTCTTATTAAAGATGTCTATACTGTCGCGTTTACGGAATAGTTCTAGAATAGCATCTGCAATTTGGGCATCCTCATCTTTAGGAAACAATTCAAAAATATTCTCAGTACAATGAATAGTAAACTTATCTATATAGTAAGAGAGTTTATCATCATGGGCATCTTGTAATGTTTCTTCAATCTGGTAAGAGAATTTTTCATTTTCATCTAAACCATCAACAGGTGCCTTATCAATTCTTCGCTTATAGTTTCGCGTGTTGGATATAATTAGATATCGTTTAGCAATTGTGCCAAAATAAGAATACGCTTTAGCTCCTTTAGTCTGATCATATAGATGGATCTTAGAGAGAAGGAAGGTGATTACCTCATGCTGTAAATCTTCAATATTTTCTACTTCTGTATAATAGAACTTAAAAGTATGAATAATATTCTCAGTAAGTTTAAAGAAAGCGTAGTGAATATATCTGTGATATATTTTTTCCTTTTCTAAAGGATTAGTTGATTTATTATATCTTACAATAGCATCCTCTGTTTCTTGAGTGAAGTATTGTACACCTTTTTTCTTTTTAGGGGCTACTTCTTCACTCATAATTTAACATTGTATGGCTTTAACATATCGTTTAACATTTTAAGTCGTTCGAAGAAAAAACCTACCTCATCATCACTCTGAAAAGTACCTTTAGCGTCTACTTCTTTCATACGCTTATTTATAAATTCTACAGTGCTACCAAGTCCATTAATATAGTCCTGGTAAGAGATGATAGCATCTTGTCTTTTGCTTAGTTCATCTTCGTATCGTTCAACTTTTTTAAGAAGGTTAAAGGTCGTGAATCCTAAGATCACGACCGTAACCGAGAGTATAATAATTGCAATTATCATATACTATCTAATAAACTTTTTAGTCCTTCGCTTTTAACTGAACCAAGTGCTTTTTGCTTGGTAGCTGAAGGAGTGTTAGTTGTTTTTTTAACTGGAGCTGCTTTAGCTGTTCCATTTTTAAATCTAGGTAACCATTCACGCTCAAATTCAATACGAGCAGCCATCATATCAGCAAAATGGAGAATATAAGGAAGTGAAGTACGTGGTTTAACTTCAGGAGTGAATCCCATAAAGTACTTCTTATTTGCTTCATCATACAAACCATCATGAGTCTGAATACCTACCATTTCGTTAAAGGTGTATTGAACACCATGAGATTGAAGAAGATAGAGACCACGGTCAGGAACTGAAGCAAATGCAATTTTATCATTATGCATATAATCTTCACCTAGCTTATTTCGTCTCCATTCATCAGTTTGGGGAATATAAGCTTCATTTTCTTCATCACCCATCTTACCTAGATCATGGTTGATTGCTGCAAAAACAAGTTCTTCAATAGTATATGTACTTGTATCTACTCCTTCATCAGCCCATAGTTGATGTTGTTTAAGAGCACAACGTACAACACGAATAACATGTTCTACATAACCACCTGGGAAAGCATTATGATATTCTTTTTTATGAGCAGCAGGCATAAGCATAATACGCTCAGCATACTGATTGTAGAAGTCTAGGAGTTTTTCTTTGCGAGGTGAAGAAATATGTTCTCTAATAAAACCTAAAAATACTCCCCAATTGTTTTGGATTTGTTCAGCTGTAAGATTCATAACTTTTATTTAAAATTAGCTTTGACGTTGTACCATCATTTTAAGATCCTCAACTACTTCTTCTGCTTCAGCAATTAGTTGGTGGTATTGATCTGTGGTTGTTGTTGGGCGAGTAATCATAACTTTCATGGTTGTCAATTTACCAT